AGTTACGCAGTCCAGTTGCAAACCAATAAAGTTGTTGTTAAAGTAAATAAAGTTGCCAATAATTTAGTTTCAAAACAAGGATTGTGGAGAGCGGAAGACCCGACTACTCTTGGAATTACATCTCTTTCGTCTAATGTCAGTAACTCAGCTACTAGTATTAATGTTGTATCTACTGACAACCCTTTCTTCCCAAAATCTGGTTTTTTAAAAATTAATGATGAAATCATTAAGTACAGTGGAATTTCTAGTAACTCTTTTACTTCGGTTGAGCGAGCACAGTTTGATACCGTTGCGTCATCTCATTTAACTACTAACCTTGTGAGAGAGGTAAAGAAGTACGATCTTCTATACGATAAATCACCGGCCTTCAGAGTTGAGAACCCGTTGATCACGAATCTTTCACTAGTGAACCCGCCTAAGGTAGAGATGATAACATTCAATCCCACTCCATACGGAGCTTTGCTCATTGTTGCCGCATCCAACAATACCGTTTCTGGTGAGATTGTGTATCTTGAGGGGGAAAACCCTCTTACCAATGAAAAGAATTTTGCTTCAATTGCGGGCATACCAGTTGTGTTTACCGAAAACACTGGCGATGTAAAAGAGAAGAAAGCCGTTCTTGATGACAACATTAGAAAGTACGGCCTTAAAGAGCTGATAATTGAAAATGAATTCATTACAGACCTTGACCACGCCCAGAGGTTGGCTACTTTTATTATTGACAAAATGAGTGAGCCAGTCCCCATTATTAATTTAAACATCACTCCGATACCCACCATGCAATTAGGGGACCGAATACGAATATCTTCAATGGATTCTTTTGATATAATAGATGGAGACTATTGGGTTATAAGCTCTGACTTTAGCTATAGCGAGACATTATCTCAGTCAATAGTTGTAAGGAAGGTGGTTTAATGGCTTCTAGGTTCTCCTCTGGAATTTCCGAGGGTTGCATATTATTTTTTCAAGGTGGTCATGATCACAATGGTATATCTTCGTCATTAATAGATACAGCCAGTTATTCAATTTATGACTTTGTTGTCGGGAATGTTGGGTCATCAAGCAGACAGGCTAATCAGCAAAAGAATTTTGATAGCTTGAAATCTGTTATTTCAAACATAGTTAAAACAGATGTGCTCGGGCCATCGGGTGTTCGGTTGAATCCTAACTCAATCCAGTCGATACATATAGAAGCCGGTGCTGTTACGGCTAGTGAGCTGTCTGCGAATATTGTATTGGTTAATAATATTATTAGAAGCAGTAATTTCGATGGCAATGTCGCAGCTAATGGTTCAATAACATCAAATGGCACTGTGGGTTGGGCAATATCTGGTGACGGCTCAGCTGTTTTTGATTCTAGTTATATTCGTGGAACAATTACAGCTGGGGCTGTATCAACGCCTGGAATTGATATTGACGCAAACGGGAATCTGACTGCCAATGCTTTTTCGCTTTTTGGAAATGGTGCAATCGTAACATCAAGCGGCAATTTTAGCGTCAGTGCTGGCGGGGCTTTATCCGCAACTGGCGCAAACATTAGCGGGCAAATAGACGCGACATCGGGAACAGTTGGTAACTGGGATATCAGTGGGGGTAATATTATATCTTCAGATGGCAAAATTAGTCTTATTAATGATGATGGGGATACAGTAATTATTGCTCAAAGCGATATCGGGACATTTGCTTCATTAAATGGAGATGGCAGCATAATCGCACTTGAAGACGGTATAGAGACATCAATCAATGTCCCCTATGTTTTTGAGGGCGGGACTGTTTATACTTTTATAGTTAAACAAGTCAGTCAGCCTTTGAATGCGGTCAGGATAGCCCCTGGAAAACTTTTTGTAACAAGCCCAAGCGAGGGAATAGCATTAGATATGACTAACGGAATATTTTCAACTCTTCCAATCCAGAGCACCAGCACGGTTGAGATGGAGACGGGTCAGGTCAATGGTATAGGTATAATATATCCTGGAATTACAACTGGTCCAGGTACTGCTAATTATATGGGGCTTGTTTGGAATAACCCAGATATACGAGGAACAGTTGATAATGTCGTATCGGCTGTTCTTGGAACGGTGTCGGATGTAAGATCAAAGTCAAATATTTTAGATGCAGAAAATACTTGGCTAAATAAATTATATGATTCATTAAGGGTCGTATCTTTTAACCCAGTAGATTTGCTAGACGAAGAAAATCTGCACCTATACCCAAGAAGACTTGGCTTAATAGCTCAGGAACTTAATGAGATTCTGCCTGATCTAGTAGTTTCAGCAAATCCGTATGATGAGGAAGCTTTTCTTTCAGTCAATTATCTTGGGTTGGTCCCTTATTTAATACAAGCAGTACAGGATCTAAACAATCGTGTCAAAGAACTAGAAAGTAAGGTATAATAGATAAATGGCTTACGAGAACTACACTTTTGTATCATGGACAGACGGTACCCCAATCAGCTCAGACAGGCTTGCGCAGATGTCCATGAATATGGAACAAATTCGGGACTTCAATGATGCCAAGCCCGCAGGTGTTCTTGAATTTATACAATTAACAACAAACAATGTTGTTTCAAATGTTAGCAATACAGATACTCAAATACTAGCCTTAACCAATCCTGTTGGCGGGTCTGATCAAAGAGTGACAATACAGCCGAATAGGTACTACAAGGCTACTTGCGTATTCCCTGGGTTCACCATACTCGGTAAAGGCGCTGAGGACTGCAAATTAACTTTAAAAATATTTAATGCGGTCTCAAATGGGTACGCAGGAACTAGTCCTGTTATGGAATGGAACTTCACTCCATCTCCTCATATATTTTACAACACTGCGGCGAACGCTAATGTCTTGACAAGCGGGTCCACCTTCAAGCAAGATAGCGGGCGCGTTGGCGCGGGCACCTACTCTGTCTACCTAGAGTCAGGCGGCGGTCTTAATGCGAATTCATTTTCTGTCTCTGTCTCACGAGTTTTTGGTACATCTGGCGCAACAAACGCTCCTCAAGTTAGCGTTAATCCGACATCAACAGAAAAATTGCAACTTATTATTGAAGACGCTGGCGCAAGCGTATAGTCATGGGGCAACTAGCCTCTAGAAGAGATGACATTGAATGGTCAATAAGAAGTGTCTCTGGAGAGAATAATCCAAACTATGGCGGCGGAAAGTATATTGATGATAAAGGCTATGTTCGGATATTAAATCAAGAACATCCTTTTAGCATTAAAGGTTATATATACGAGCACAGGGCGGTGTTTGAGCAATATCTGGGGCGATTCCTGCAGCCATGGGAAACGGTGCATCATATTAATGAAATAAAGGCTGATAATAGAGTGGGCAACTTATATCTATGTACAGTGCCGGAACATAGCGCTGTGCATAGAGAAGGGAAGAAGCCAACTAATGAGCATCGTCAAAAAATGAGGGCAAATATGAAAAAAAGAAATAAAGAAACTAGAGATGGCAGAGTAAAAAAAATATAAAAACCCATTCTTGACAACATTCCTCATTCAACCGTGTATAATTAACCTTATGAAAATTTGCGAAGCTGATAACTGTAATCAAGAATTTGAACCAAATACGGCAAACCATAAATATGCAGACAAGGAGTGTCGTAGATCAATCGACAGTTCTGGTATCTGCAAATACAGAAGAGAGAAAGGTTTATTCGAAGTGCCTAAAGATCCATTAAGCGGAGAAATCCCTAATTCAGATGCTGAGCTAAGAGTTGCATTCACACGGCTTCAGCAGGAATACAATAAAGTAAAAACTAAGAATGATGATTTAGCTGATGCTATTTATCAAGCGGTGAAAGAAGACATTGCTAATAATAAATACAAGTCAGTTGCTAAGCCAGTCTTGACAAAAAAGAAGGGCGGAGAAGAAGTTGCCGTTGCTGTTCTTGCTGACTGGCAATTAGCAAAGATCACTCCTGATTATAATTCACAAATCTGTGAAGAGAGAATTAATCTTTTTGCTGAAAAGGTGATAGAGCTGACAAACATCCAAAGACAAGACCACCCAGTCAAGGAGTTGAGAATCTGGGCCCTCGGTGACATCATTGAAGGCGAGCTGATATTCCCGGGTCAATCTTTCTTGGTTGATGGCGGTCTGTATAGACAGATCACTGTTGATGGACCACGGATTATGAAAAACTTCATTAACAAAATGTTGGAGAACTTCGAAAAAGTAACATTTGTTGGAGTGATTGGTAATCATGGTTCTATTGGTGGTCGTGCTCGCAGAGACCACGATCCTGAAACCAATGGTGACAGGATGCTTTACCGCATCACTCAGCTTATGTTTGAAAAAGAAAAGCGGATTGAATTTAAGATTCCAGACGGTCGTGGTGAACGACATTGGTATGCTATTGACAAGATTGGGAATTATAAAGCAATGCTCTGTCATGGCGATCAGTTCAATAGTCTTTCATCATTTCATACTTTCCAGAAAAAAGCGTATGGCTGGAAGATTGGCGCTCTTGATGAGGACTTTGATGACATTTACATTGGGCATTTTCATACTCCAACAAAAATGACATTCAACACGGTGCAGTTGAGAATATCAGGCAGCCCTGAATCTGTGAACACATATGCAGCCGAAGTGCTTGCTGCCGCTGGAAGACCATCGCAATCGTTGTACTTTGTACACCCTGAAAAAGGAATGGTTACGGCGGAATATAATTGCTGGTTGAACTAATGCTGGTAAATAAAATTACTGATTTTAGGTGTGTATTTTGCGGTGGTAAGAAGATGATTGGATCTCAATACTATGCTATGCGCAAAAATTGGGTGGATGTTACATGTATTCATTGCGCTGATAGTAAGGATATTGAAGTCAGAAAGCTCAATACGATATTGAGAGCCTTTGACTTAAAAACAATAGAGGAGCGATATGAACTTGCAGACGAAGATCGTAGTAAATAAATTTTACAAATACGCTGATACCATAGTCAAGGTTAAGAAAATTGCAAAAAATTTAAATAAAGTTTATGTAATTGATTTGACCTCAAAAGAAGAAATGGTTCTTCCGTATGCGAATGCTGAGTTAATTATGCATAGGATATACACCATCGGTGAAGTCGCTAAGATTGTTGAAAAAAGATCAGACACTATTCGGAAATACGAAAAGCGAGGGTTGATCCCTAGTGGTAAGAAATTTAATGAAACTTGTAAAAGTTACAAAAATTGGCGCTACTATGAGAGGCAAGATGTTTACGATATGGTATCATTTTTTAACGGGAGGACTCCAGGGAGACCTCCTAGTGAAAAGCAAATTAATGTACAAGCAAAGATAATTAGAATATCCGAAAAAGTTAAACTAGGGAGTAGGTAAGTATGGCACAGTTAAATGAAAATCAAGTTGAGATTTGGGCTTCGGTAGGCATTACGAAGAACTTGGGCAACTATGAATCACTTCGTCTTGATGCGGGAGCGAGAGTAATTACATCCAGCATTGATGATGAAAAGTCTTGGGGTAAATTGTGGGATTCAATTGATTCACAAATTGAAGCAAAACTCCAAGAGCTCGATGCAGAGAAGTAAATGTCTCACTGGACTCTTCTTGCGCTGTGCGCAAAAGATCCCAACAGTCATTACTGGTTTTCTTACAATCATAAAGAAGTTGAGTACGCAAAGAAAGTTTGCTCATCATGCTCGGTAAGAAAAGAATGTTTATTAAACGCATGGGCGGTTGAGCATATTTTTGGAGTCAATGGCGGGTACTCAGAGTTCGATATCATGCTAGAGACTTGGAAGGAGGCTAAGAAAGAAAATGATAAAAACTGGACAAGATCTGATAAGATACTTCAAAAGTTGTTGCGAAAAGCAAAATAAACTTTTAATCCCTGACTCTCCTCGTCAAGAGGCGGTTGCTGATTCACTGGCAAACTTTTATAAAACAGACAATTTGGAATTGGGAATTGATAGGTTTGTAAAAAGTAAGCCAGGCCCATTTCTAATATTTGATTTTGCGATAGAGTCAAGATCCTTTATTGAAAAGGCAGAGTTTGATAAGAAATCTAGTGATAAATTTAAGTCAATAGTCGAAGAGACAAAGAAGAGAATGGAGATTGAGTGAATTACGAAGTAAGGCTTCTAAATTCCATTGTTGATACGCAAGACTACACTGGCGCAGTAAATGGCGGTGTTGAGAATGTATTTCTAGAGTACAGAGATGTGTGGAACTTTATTGTTTCTCACTATGAATCTCACAGCAAGGTGCCGTCAAAAGAGACTATTAAGCAGCATCATGGCGATTTTGAGTTCATCCTGACTCCAGAGCCCCTTGCTTATTATATTGATGAAGCGAAGAAAGAGTCTCTCTCTTATCAAACAAGAGGGATTGTCGCTAAGGCACACGGGCTCATCAATGAGTCAGGACCGAAAGAGGCGCTATCGTTTTTGATGGAAGAGACTTCTAAGCTTTATAAGTTCTCCTCTAATCTCAAAGACACTGATCTTGCTGGTGAATGGAAAGATCGGGCTAATGACTTGAGGGCGCGATCTCTTAACCCTAAGAAAATTGCTGGAGTCCCAAGTGGGATTGATGTTATTGACAAGGTGTTTGGTGGTTGGCAACCCGGCGACTTTATAGTACTGCTCGGTTGGACTGGTGTTGGTAAGTCATTCATTGCAAGACTATTCGCTGTCAACGCATGGAAAGCTGGCTACAGACCGTTGATCATTTCTCTTGAAATGAATAAGCAACAAGAGGGGCAGAGACTGGATACATTGCTAAACAATGGGGAAGGTCACTTTACCAATACCGATTTAATCAAGGCAAACCCAGGCATTGTCGATGGATATGAAAAGTGGGCTCAGAGTACATTTGACGGTAAGCATGCTATTCATCTTGTTACATCAGAGGGTCTTGAGACTGCTGACCAAAACATGGTGCAGGCGAAGATTGATCAGTATCACCCTGATATGGTAATTCTTGACTACCACAGCCTCTTTGATGATTCAAGCGGGGCTAAGAATGAGACCGAGAAAGCAAAGAATTTGTCTAAGGCATTCAAGAGGATTGCTGTTAAAAATGGTATTCCGATTATCGATGTTGCGGCAGTAACAATGTCGGAGGGACACTCTGAACGCCCGCCTGAGCTGGAAGAGGTTGCATGGAGTAAGCAATTGGCTTATGATGCCGACCTTGTTCTTGCGATCCATAGAGAGCCATCCTCGGACCTGTTCCAAGTAGTATCTAGGAAAGTTCGCCGCGCATCCCATTTCGGGTTCTATCTCAGATGGAACTTGGAGACTGGTAAGTGGGTGGAAGAGTGGGATATCTAATGACCATTATTGCCGAGGGAGAGGTTAATGATATTGAAACACTTAACAGGATACGAGGGTGGATTGAAGACGAGGCCCGTGGTAAATATGGTAATTTTGAAAAAACTACTTTAACAACAGATTATGATGCGACTAGAAATGTCTATCAATTTAAACTCCACATCTAACTCGATAGAGTCAGAGATATTGTCTTTGTTCAGCAGTTACAATGTTGCTGTTCAAAGCGCTACTGGCGAAGAGTTGAATGTTTACTGCCCGTTCCATAGAAACACCCATAGTGCCGCTATGTATATAAATGTAAGGACAGGACTATGGCAATGCTTCAACCCATCTTGCGGGAAGAAAGGTAACTTTAGACAGCTGTATTTCAACCTAACCGGCAAGGCATATAGTAAGCATGTTGAGCTAGACAGGCATAAATTAGATCGAGATCTCAATACATACTTGTACAAGGTGGATGAGGATCAACCTTTGTCCATTGAAAATCTTGAAATTGATTACGAAAAAGATATTTCATTGTTAAGAACAATGTGCGAAAGAGGCTTGGCGATAGATACAATGATGCATTTCGAGGTTGGTTTTTCGGTTGAGAAAAACAGAGTGACCATACCCGTTAGGTCTAGTAGCCATGAAGTCGTGGGGTTGATAGGGAGAGCTGTTGAGCCATCCCAGCAACCTCGGTATCTATACAACAAGGGCTTCAAAAGGGCTGATGTGTTATTCAATATCAACAACGCAAAAAATTATAATTCAGTTATAATTGTTGAGGGCAGTGTAGACTGCATGTTTGTGCATCAGGCTGGATTTCCAAATGTCGTTGCGACACTAGGCGCTGCTGTTTCAAAAAAGCAGGGCGATATGATAAGAAGATTTTTTGATAAAATTACTTTATTTTGTGATAACGATGAGGCTGGCATGGCGATGAGATATGCTATGATAGAGATGTGCCGAGGCAAAGAAATCTCGGTAGCAAGAATCCCCGAAGGAGTTAAAGACCCTGCGGAGATGACTAAAGAGCAAATAATAAATGCAATTAACAACAAAGAAATAATTATATAGGAGACAAATATGTCATTTCAATCATTAAAATCATTAAAGGACTTAGAGAAGTCCGTAACAAAAACAGGTACAAATACTGGTCCTAAGAAATTCTTTACGGTTCAGTCAGGACAGTCATACAGAATTCGATTCCGTCAGGAGTTAACAGAGGATTCTAAAAATTACAACGATGAGACTGGGACAGCAATTAATGTCCCCGTAATTACTTCCCCAATCAACTGGAAGTGGAGAGTAGCTTCCACTGCTGGCTTGGAAAAGTATAATTATCGTTGCTGGGGTACTGAGCAATCCGCAGTGGATAAGGCATGGAGACCAAAGCCTCATCTGCTTATCAATATTGCTGTTGAAATGGAGCCGGGTGTTTGGGAACCAAGAGTTCTTGACACGACTTTCAATCAACGCCATATTGGTTTAACTCTTATTGAGTATGCTAAAGAATTTGGCACCATCACGGATCGCTTTTATAAGTATTCACGAACAGGCTCCGCTGCGTCAGATACGAACTATTCGCTAATTCCGCTGGATTCTTCAGCTGAACCACAGCAAATTACGGATTTGCCGATGCACCAATTGGATACTGTCTACTTGATGCTTCCATATGAAAAGCAACAAATGTTCCTCACCACTGGTGAAATGAAAGACTCCTGGTAGTCCGTAGCACAAAGGGGAGGGCGCAAGCCCTCCTCTTTTGCATTTTTAAGCGTAAATTAAGGATGTAATGAAATTAGTAAATAAATCCATTGTATTGGATCTTGACGGGGTTATTGCCGACATAGACAAATCGGTCTCCAACTACTTGCAGCAAGATGGTTCAGTTGACGACCCCAGTTATGCTGAGTGGTTTACAACAAACACTAAGAGCCCAGAGGCTCTAAAGTTATTTGGTAATTCTCTTTTTTGGAAAAATATTAAGCCATTCTCTGACGCTTTTTTTCAAATAAACTATTGGGCTAGTATCGGTTATGAGATCAATGTTGTCACTGCGAGGCGACAAGAAGCTTCTGTTAAAGAAGCAATGCCTTGGCTGAATAAATGGCATATCGAGATACATGAAATATATTTTGCTGAATATGGTAAGAAAATAGACATTGTAAAAAATATAGATCCCATTTTTGTAGTTGAGGATAATCCTGAAGAAATAAAAGTATTAGAAAGTTGCGGGGTGAAATGTTTCCTTAGAGCTGCATGGTATAATCAGTCTAGTTGGAACGACTTTACGACCATTGAGTCCTTATACGATATTGATTTGGAGAATTTATGACAGACTTTGTTCACCTACATTGTCACTCTGAGTACTCACTGTTAGACGGTATGTCTACACCCGAGGAGATTGCTAAGATAACAAGCACCAACGGTCAGTTCGCCGCTGCGATTACTGACCACGGCACTATGGGCGGGGTATTGAAGTTTCAAGATGCTTGTGTAGCAAATGATGTAAAGCCTTTGTTTGGCATAGAAGCCTATTTCGTACCATCAATAGAATCTGACTCCGAGGATAGGAGTGAGCGCTTCCATTTGATTCTTCTGGCTAAGAATAACGAAGGTCTTAAGAAGCTATTCAAGATGAATCAAAAGGCTTGGGGTAGTAATTTTTACTATAAGCCAAGAATGGATTTCGCTCTGCTTGAGGAATTTGTTGATGGCGACATTATCTCGTTATCAGGGTGTATGGGTAGTGCTATATCCAAGGCAATTATGGCGGGCGATACTGCCCGTGCAGAGCAGCTGTCTGAAAGGTTTATAAAGATATTCAAGGATGATTTCTATTATGAAATGCAAGCTTGGAACCCAAAGGATTTAAATGACGGGTTAATTGATTTAGCAAACGCTTATAACAGACCTGTACTTGCTACGGCAGATTGCCATTTCCCTAGTAAGAAAGATAAGGGCTGTGAAGAGATTCTGCTGATGCTTTCTCAGTTCCCAGGCCTATCTGCCGCAGACCAGCGCCATGCTAAGGACCATGCCGATTGCTTGCACAACCCATCCCTAGATATGGTGGCGAAAATCAACAATATGTATCCTAACAGGCATCTTAGGTTTGATGAGATTAACCCGTATGTGGCTCATGCTGATGAGGTGGCTTCTTGGTTTAAAGATGCTGGGTATGATCGGCTTGATATTCTGGAAAATACGATGGAGGTTGCCGAGAAGTGTACGGCTCGGATGGAAAAGCGTAAGAATCTTTTGCCGAAGTATATGAAGGCGTTGGATTCGGATTATTATTTGTCGGAAATTACGCATTTTAGTTTGAAGGAATCGGGTTTGGATAGTGATGTGTATCGTCAACGGCTGGATGATGAGTTGTCGATTATTAAGCAGCTTGGTTTTGCGGACTATTTTTTGATTGTGTGGGATTTGGTGAAGTGGGCTGATGCGAATGGTATTGGTCGTGGTACTGGTCGTGGTTCTGTTGGCGGTAGTTTGATGGCGTTTTTGTTGAACATCACGGAAGTTGATCCGATTAAATATAATTTGTTGTTTGCTCGTTTTATTAATCCTGAGCGCAATGACTATCCGGATATTGACTTGGACTTTGAAGATAAGAGGCGTGATGAGATTAAAACTTATCTTGCTACTTGTTGGGGCGAGGATAATGTTGCGGCAATTTCTATTTATGGTACTTTCAAGGCGAAGAGTGCGGTTAAAGATGTTGCAAGAGTGCTGCAAGTTCCGTATGCCGAAATCAATTCGATCACCCCGTTTTTTGAAACGATTGATGAACTTAAAGCCACCGAGAAGGGAAAGGTGTTTGGCAAGAAGTATCCCGATGTTGTGCCGTTGGCTTCAAGGCTGGAGAATCGTATTCGTACCGTTGGGGTGCATGCGGCGGGCATGGTGGTTTCTTCTGTTCCTTTGACCGATGTTTGCCCCGTTGAATCTCGCAAGGATTCTCAAGGCGGGGAGCGTTCGGCGGTTACAGCTTTTGCAATGGAAGATGCCGAAGCCGTTGGGCTTATTAAAATAGATATTTTGGGTCTAAAGACCGTATCTGTGATTAAAGATTGCTTAGCGAAGATTCAGGAGCGTCTGGGGATTGATGTGCGAGCCCAATCACTTGGTCTGGATGATCAAAGGGTGTTTGAAAACTTTAATAATATTAACACCGTGGGTATCTTTCAGGCGGATGCGGCTGCCTATAGAAACCTTATTGAAAGAATGGGTATTGATAACTTTAATGACCTTGTTGTTTCCAATGCCTTAGTCCGACCCGGCGCTTTGCTTTCTCAAGGCAAGCGGTATATCGATTGTAAAAAGGGTGAGGCTAAACCTAAGTATCCGAATGATATTGTAAAACCAATTCTTGAGGAAACATACGGTACGGTCATTTTTCAAGAGCAATTGATGCAGATGGCGGTGCTGTTGGCAGACTTCACATGGTCCGAGGCCGACTCCCTTAGAAAGATCATTGGTAAGAAGCGTGATATTGCTGAGTTCGCCAAGTTTAAAGACAAGTTTGTAAGTAATAAATATCTCACCCCAGCTCAATCCGAAAAGATATGGGCTGAGTTTGAAATGTCGGCATTGTATATGTTTAATAAATCTCATGCTGTTGCCTATTCACTTATGTCGTATCAAACAATGTGGTTGAAGATTAATTACCCGTTGGAATTTATTTGGTCGCTTCTTTATAACGAGTCGGCATCTGACAAGATCACGGCATACTTGATGGAAGCACAAAGACTTGGTCTTAAAATATACGCCCCTGACATTAACAAGTCAGAGGAGTTCTTCTCAATGTCTCTCCCCGATGAAGAAGAGGGAATTAGATTTGGATTAGCCAATGTCACTGGATGTGGTTCTAGTGCGATTAAAGAAATCACAACCAAGCGCCCGTTTAATTCATTTGAGGAATTTAATAATAAGTGTTCCAAGACGGCAATAAAAGCACCACTGCGAGAGAACTTCGATAAAGTCGGCGCGTTTAAATCGATAGGTCATGTCTCCCAGTTTGATAATGAAAAGTATTACCTACCAATCCTTGGGTTCCCTATCGCTGCCAATCAGCACAAAACTGCTATTGATGAATTTGTAGAAAACGCCGTAGACTTTCATGAAACAATTTCAAACCTTACTTTAATTAAAGCAGTTGTGCGTTCCACAAAGAAAGCTACTGGGTACTTGAGAGTTGAGTTTGAAGATCACTCGGGTTCCTGCACGGTCTTTGGAGAACGCAATACCGAACTCGCCCAGAGGGATTATGTTTATGCTCTTATCGGGGATAGAACATTACATGCCTACTGTGATGTCTATCAGGCAGAAGATTCTAATCTGTTTAACATTATGATGCTCAAGAAGCATGGTATTGATCATAAGTACGCTTGGCTTTATGATCACGGCATTGGTTATGTAACTGATGAAAAAACACTGGCATATGTGTTTAATATTAGAAGCTTCACTACCTCGTCGGGCAAAGAGATGGCAAGCGTCTATTGCTGGGATGGCAAGCAATTCTTTAAGATCGTAGTCTTTGCCGCAGTGTATAAGAAAGTTAAGCAGATGCTTAAGGAAAATGAGTGGTATGCCGTTCGTCTGTCAAAAGTTGAGGACAAGAATACTCTCAATCGCCTTGACTCGTACAAGCTTGAGTCGGCAGATAAAATCATTACGGTAGATGATTATGTCAAGAGAAAGAATCTTGTAAAAGAGAGTGTCTGATGCTTCTTACAATATATATTCCAACATACAGAAGAGACTCTTTGGATTATTGCTTGGATAGTATAGTATCTCAAACTAATTCCAATGTTGAGATTATTGTATCTGACAATGACCAAGATGGTTATGCAAGGCAAGTCGTTTATAAATACAAGGATTATATATCCGATTACTCCATAAGGAAACAAAATATTGGGTGTGATGGCAATTGCTTGTACGGCACAACAGTCGGGTCTGGCGAGTATGTATGGGTGATTGGTGATGACGATACCCTGCTCCCGGGTGCTATTGAAACAATACTCCCTATGCTGAACGGAGTAGACAGGGTTATGCAATTTGCACCCTACTCTGGCGAAGTTATCCCTGGTTTTTCTGGTACAATGGCTGAGTTGATAAATAGTTTAAATGATAAATCATTTTTAATTGCAGCAACACTTGCGAGTATGAATGTGTGGAGAAGGGATGTCATGGACTTTAGAACAGGAGTGAAGCACTTGGATTCTAGAAATGTTTTGGCTTGGGCTGGTCTCAATTGCAAGACAGTTAGTACCCCTAGCTCTCCAACAGTTTTAGTAAATGACACTAATCTGTTTGAATTTAAGGATTTTGATTGGGTTATGTTTGAATACTCAGACGCACTAGCTGATGCTAATAGTGTTGAGAGATTTACTTTTCATAGTGCAAATAAATGGAATTTCGTTAGCGCTTCATTGGAGAAAAAATGATTGTATATACTGGTGGTACATTTGATCTGTTTCACTCAGGCCATGTTAGGTTATTAAAGAAGTGCAAAGATCTCGCTGGCAGAGGCGGGGAAGTTGTCGTTTCAGTAAATCCCAGTGAGTTCTGCGCCAGCTATAAAGAACCACCAATTTGTGATTTATTTGAAAGAATGGAAGTGGTCGCCTCATGTAAATGGGTTGATAAGGTTATCATCAATGTCGGTGAGGCTGATTCAAGACCCGCTATTCTAGAAGCAAAGCCAGACTTAATAGTTGTCGGCTCCGACTGGGAGAATAAGAATTACCATAAGCAAATGGGCTTCACCCAAGAGTGGTTGGATGAACAAGGTATTAAGGTTGTATTTGTGCCATACACAGAGGACATCTCGACAACAGTTATTAAATCAAGAATTTTAGATAGAATGTTTCAATAAAGGAGAAATATGTTAATTGTAGATAAAAGAAAAGGCGATCTAATGCCGATTCATGATGTTATTCCAACCCCCAGTATTGGTCTGAATCAAGCTTTAGGGGGCGGGCTGAACACTGGCGCAACTCATCTGTTCTGGGGCACACCTTCGGTGGGCAAGACGACTATGTGTTTTCGGATTATGGCGGAGGCGCAGAGGATGGGGTATCGTCCTGTGATTGTTGATTCTGAGTCTTCTTATAATGATGCGTATGCTGAGAAGTGTGGTTTGGATATTAGTGATGTGGTGGTAATTCAGTCCACTATTGTTGAGGATATTATGAAGAATCTGATTGGATACCTCACGGATGACAAGGAAAAACACATTTTCTTGTTTGACTCTTTGTCTAATATTGTGAAGGAAGAGTTTTATGATAAGCCTGAGGGTGGTAAGGCGATGGGGTTATCGGCTCGTTCACAAGGCTACTTTTTGCAGAAGCTGGTGAATTATCTTCACAAAGAACGTAATATTATGCTGTTTGTTGCTCATCAAACAGTTGATTTGAGCGGTATGTACGCGATTACGAAAGCAAAGATGGGCAATACGGTTCACCATAACATGCACAATATTGTTAAGTTGTTTCTCTCTATGTCCAAGGGCGAGATGGAGCGTGAAGAGAATAATATGATTACTTCTCAACGGGCTACTTGGACTGTTGAGAAAACAAAACAGATTCCAACTATCGGAGCAACGGGTTACTACTATGTCCTCCCTCAAGAGGGCCGGATTGATCAAAGCCGAGAGATTATTGATATTGCCATTCAAATGGATATTATTCAGCGCAAGGGTGCATGGTATTCTTATGAAGAAAGTAAATGGAATGGTATGGGTGCTATTGAATTGACTGAAAAACAAATTAAGGAAATTCTTAAGCGCATAAATGCATGATTTTTTCAATCCATACCGATCAGCACATTAAGGATGCTATAAACATCTTTGGCTACGCCTATGGCTATACCAATATTGTAAAGCACTTTAATCAATTCACTTATCGCGGTCAGCAGATGGAGGTCGTTGAGAATGATCCCGCTGCACAAATCCAGATGTTTTATATGGAGCCAGAATGGCATCACCCTATCACGGGACAGGATTACAGGCAGCCAGGTTTCAAGAAACACCATGATCATCAGTACAAGATTAATGGTACATATTTGGAATCAACTAGAGCGTGGGATTGGTGGATTCCCACTATGAAAACTTTTGATGAAATCTGGGTGGGTAATCAATTCTCTGCCGATGCAATTGCAAATTCTGGCGTAGATGTCCCAACACATATATTCGAGCTTGGTGTTGATGATATGTGGAAGCCCCTTAGAAGGGGTAATCGGAATAAGATACGATTCCTGCATGTTGATTCGGACAGTAAACGAAAAAGGGCTGATCTCGCAGAGCGAGCTTTCCTTAAATTATTTAAAGGTAATAATAATTTTCAGCTAACATTGAAACATCATGGGCACGGAGCGGAAGGCGGCGGCTTCAGTGTCATGGATCTTTTCAATGGCAAAGCCCCCGCCATGGAAGAAAATATTATCAGGATATTTAAAACACTGACTCAGGAAGAAATGGTTGAGCTGTACCATCAGCATGATATTCTTATCTACCCAACAGAAGGAGAGGGCTTCGGGCTAATCCCTCTTCAGGCGTTGGCTACAGGAATGCCAACAATTTCAACAAGTAAGTGGTGTAGTTACGAAAAATATCTTGGCGGTAATATCATTGAGTCAACAATGGGTAAGACCCAGCATTCCGGCTATCACACTGGTGATGTCATACTCCCCGATTTTGATTCAACAGTGGAGTTGATGAAGAATGCGGTTGAAAATTTTGATGCTCAATGTGATTTTTATTATAAACAGGCCCCGAAAGTTATCAAGGAATACAACTGGCAGAGTCAATGTGACAAGATGCTAAGCGGCTTGATTAAGCGGGTGGGTATTGATATGTTCAAGCCAATTGGGAAAGTGTCTAGAAAGAAATACATATACTTCCAAAGTGGTTCGGGGTATTCTACGCCAAACGGTATTCGTTTTTCAAGGGACAATCCGATTCATAAAGTCCCTGAGGATGAGTACGATCATCTGATCAAGAACCCCTCGTTTAGAGAACCTACTGATCAAGAGATTTTATTGCACTTTAAGTGATACTATAGATAATGAAGGAGTTTGCGTGATTATTATTGGTGTGAGAACATATCTGTGCCATTGCGCACAGCCTATTCCTCAGGATCCACTTTGTGGTGACAGGGGGGTGGAAGACGATGAGTAGGAGCTTGTATGAGGAAAAAGATTATGCAGAGAATCGAGGATCTGGAGTCTCAGGAGAAGCGTATTCGCAGAGCCCTAGAGATCCAGACGAGTCGGTATTGGAGAGAATACTATCTTACGGAGCAGCTGCATGACGCTCTGGTATTTTGTTCGTCTGATAAAGATTCGTTTGTTATCCGGCGCTTGGAAGCAATTCGGGCATATGAAGAAGTTAGAGGCAACAAGAAAAGAAGTTCCTAGTGAAAAGAACTGAGCAAGAGGAGATTAAGAGGGATAAGGCGAAAGCTGTTAAGAACTCTGGTCGTGGGATTAGGAAGGGTGATGCTTCTTTGAATAAGTTTCTTTTGGATTATAAGCATAATGAGAAAACTTTTACTTTAACTTTGAAGGCGTGGGCTAAGATGCGTAAGGATGCATGGAATTCTAACTATAAATACCCTTGTATTTCTGTTGTGTTCGGAGAGAATTCAGAGACAAAGGTCGCTATAATAGACTGGGAAGTGTTTCAAGAACTTGTGAAAGGAAGCGATTATGAGTAAGGTAAATAAATATGTTCTCTTTTGTGACAAAATGTCTCATTGGCGGTCTTTTGGTGTAAGTTATAACTGGGATGATGGTCATTATTTTGGCTTTTATGTATATAAGTATCACATTGGGATACAGAGGACTTTAGTAAAGCAGGCTGTTGTTAAGACAGAAGATCTTAGAAAGGATCAATAAGTGCCAGATATTATAATTAACAAGGAAACTTTGGCTGAGCAAATGGGTGACAAGGCTGATGAGTTTTTAGAATGTATCCGTATAGTTGAGGATATTATTGTGAATCCGGATCATTATCTGTCTGGGCAGGCTATCAAGTATGCTAATATATTAGCGGCGTATAGAACACTGATGATTGTTAAATCCCAGGCCTTCAAAAGAAAGTCTTCGGTTATGAATGATCAAGATAAATTTGTAAACGATATATGGAAAACCATGTATGAAGCACTAACGGAAAATATTAATGCACTAAAATTAGCTGCAAAGGGCGGTATGCAATGAAATCACTAAAAGTATTGAGAGCCCCCAAGGTAATTCCTGTCCCAGTTGAAAAGATAACATCTGTCGATCTTGAAAATAGCCTAAATAAGGCAATTGACGATGCTCTCTTGGAGAGAAACAAGCCTGAATTTAAAAAGGTAAAAGGATTTCACCCTAGCTACACCAATCAGTGCGCTAGATATTGGTATTACTTGTTTGAGGGAGTGAGTGTCACTCCAGACTTTAGGGCGCAAACGCTTCGGATTTTTGATAACGGTCATGCTGTTCACGATAGACTATATGGTTATTTTAGGGAAATGGGTGTTCTTGTTCAAGAAGAGATTCCCGTTACTTATTCGTCTCCCCCAATCGAGGGTACGGCTGATGGAATTATTAATTGGCATGGCGATAAGTTGATTGAACTAAAGTCAATCAGTTCTGAAGGCTTTCATTATAGAAAACTTCATAACAAGCCGAAAGACGAGCATTACCGTCAGGCTCAAATTTACATGGAGTGTCTAAACTTAGACGGCGGTTTTGTAATATATGAATGTAAAAACAATCAAGAGATTCTTCCTCTTTATATAGAGAAAGATCAAGCTTTTATTGATAAATTGTTTAAGAAATATAGAGATATTTATGGGAATTACACTAGCGGTACTATCCCTGACAGACCTTACAAGAGAACATCTAAGCACTGTGCTGATTGTAATGTGTCTTCTTTATGCTGGGGAGAGAGTGGTTAATGATGAAAACAGGATTTGTAATAATCCGGACTGTAAAAAACATTTTGTAGCTAAAGTTTATAATAGTATCTACTGCTCCCCGGAGTGTAGGAAGATTATCACTAATAAAAAATTATTAGAAAATTATTACGAAAAAAAGGCTAACAAAGATAAAAAAAGAAAGTGCAAGACAAAAGAATGCATTACAACTTTATCTCGGTATAATAAAGAAAATATTTGCGAGAGGTGTAAGCGTGAAAGGTATGTTAAAAGACTAGTTGGCTGGGGCTGGGATGAATCTCGTATCAGGGATGGTCTAGATTGAGCCTCAAAAATATTGTACACACAAATGACAAAGTCATTCTATCTATCGACCCCTCGTCACATTCGCTTGGCTGGGCTGTAATTGACTTCAACAATGGACTGAGATTGCTGGACTGCGGTAAGATTAAATTTACAAAAACTAATGATATTAGCATAAAGTTTAATGAAATTAATTCCGGGATACAGGCTGTCTGTAAGAAGCACAATCCATCAATTGCGGTGATAGAGCAGTCTGTATATATCCAAAATTTCCAGACTAGCAGGGTGATATCTTATATCATAGGTTACTCATGGGGAATCGTACAGATGTACTGTCGGAAAGTTATGGATGTAAACCCTATCTTATGGAAGCGGGGTATTGGTTATAAGAATATCTCAAAAGAGGACAAGATTTTATTAAACACTGAGTCTAAGAAAAAGAAGGAAAGAAAAGATCGGGTTCGTGAAATTGTGGTAGACTATTTTGCAATGTCCGATGACGATCTGTCTGACGATGATATTGTAGATGCAGTAGGGATAGGTTTATGGTATTACTTAATGGCGGTTTCAAATGACTCTAGAGCCTTATAAGGATAAGTCTTGGCTGTACGAGCACTATGTCAAGAAGAGAATGAATCTAACTGATATAGTCAAAGTTCTTAAGCAAACTTATAATATAGAAATAAGTCCGCAAGGGTTGTATAACTGGTGCAAGAAATATGATTTATTAAAGTTTAGAGGGAAGGGGAGAAATCTTGCTGTTACATCAAAAAGACCAAAGTCTCCAATGCAACAGGAGTCGGAGCGCAGGAAGCGTGATTTGCGAAAGCAAAGAGATCGTAAAAAGAAAGGCATGGGTTTATAATGCAGCGTAAAGTGTCCTCGTCAGACCTCGCCGTCTTTGCTGAGTTGGATATGATTTACAACCAAGCAAGGATTATTGAGGCAAACCAGAATAAAACAAAATACAAATGTCTCGGCTCGGGGAATTGCTGTACCATTGGTTTAACAATTCATATGGCTGAGTGTGCCAATATTGCTTTTAGAATAACCCAGCAATATTATTTAGACATTGAGAGTAAAGGCAAGGAATACGCCGACGATTGCTTTGACAAAATCGTATCTGCCCTCAAGGGTGCTATGTATGATGATACATGGATCTTTGGCGGTGAAACCAAAAGAAAATGTGCTTTCTACAAAGACGGATGCACAATTTACGGCTTTAGACCTCTCGTATGCCGTAGTTACGGAGCTTTTGTTGGAGTAGATGATGTTTGCCCGAGGGAAAGAAATGTTTACAATAATGTTGACTTTTATTCGGGGACCCCAGTTGAGAGTATGGTTAGGAGTTTTCAGAACGCACTGTCAAAATATTCGGAAGATAAAGATTCAGGATACGATGTTGTGGTGTATATGCCATTAGGTGTTTTAAGCTTTCTTCTTTCACCTGAGGAACTAGATGAGCTGGCGGATAAAACTGATGACAGAATGTGGAAAGCAGTTGAGGGGTGGTTTAATTATCGTGTTGAGTATACGAAAGTTCACGGGCTCCCTATTCCTAAATTAAGAGAAGCTGCCGAGAGAGCTGGGAAGCAAATAGCGTTTCAAGTTCAAGAATGATACTTTGGTCTGACAATCAATCATCTCCGCTAAGCGTTGGGTATGGCTATACGCCAGATCGCCTCTTTGATCAATTATCAAAGACTGGCTTGCCTATAAGGCGAAATAATTCAACTGCCCCAGCGGAGATTGTCCCAATTACCAACGACTTGTCGCTTGGCTATTTCAAGACGACTGGGCCGTCTGACGATATAATCATAAACCATTCCCTGCCCGAGTTTTTTGTAGAATCAACAACTTATTCAATTGGCTTTACATTCTGGGAGACAAATCGTCTCCCAGATTCATGGGTTCAGGATTGCAACAGGATGTCTGAGGTATGGACTTGTTCAACATTTATGCGCGATGTGTTTATTAACTCTGGAGTCAAAGTTCCTCTGTATGACTTTAAACTTGGCGTTGACCCGGAAATTTTTTATCCAATAAAAAGGGTGAGGAAAAATCCATTTACTTTTTTAAGCATAGGCTCCCCATCTACTCGTAAGAACTCTCAAATGTCCGTTGATGCTTTTATAAAAGTTTTTGGAGGTAAAGACGGATACCGTATGATATATAAATCGAACGGACCAGCAGACGCTCGCAACTTTACTGGCGGAATGAGGAGTGCATTGAAGCACCCTCAGATTGAAATAATAGATTGGGAAGTTCCTGTTGAGGAGCTCGGCAGGATCTATGATCTTGCTGATTGCTTGCTGTATCCGACCAGCGGTGAGGGGTGGGGGAATATTCCATTTCAGGGGATCGCCAAAGCAATTCCTACCATATGCACTAATGCGACTGCCTGCGAAGAATACGCTGAGATGTCGGTCCCTTTGGACTACACTTGGTCCACTGAGAAAATGACTGGCTTATACGAAGGTGCAGGTATGTGGGCAATGCCAAGTTTTGATGATTTGTGTGATAAAATGTTATATGTAACTAATCACTATGAAGAGGTATCGGAAAAAACATACTCTTCGGCTGTATATATAAATGAAAATATGACTTGGCAAAAAGTTGCAAAAGGAT